CATGCGCTCTGGATCGGCAAGAACGGCACCAAATACCTGCACCTGTATGTCGATCCCCAGTCAGCCACTGCCACTGGCAGCCTGCCTGGGTGGCGCACCTTCATAGTGGGGCGCATCAGTGATGTGTCTGTCTTTGAGCTGGGTGCAAAGCTGTTTGGCAAGCCGGTGCAGTTCATCAGGGCACCGGGCTTCAACCCCGGCTGGTATGCACGCAACGGCCAGCCCATCAAGACAATCCAATAACCATCAGCAGAAGGAAGTCAGACAATGACCACACCAGACGCACCAGCACACCAGAGCATTGCAGAAGCAGTGCTGGCAGAAGCCCAGGCCACCCAGGCACCAGAGCAGGAAGCTGCAGCACCAGAGCAGGAAGCAGCACCAGCTGGTGAAGCAGAAGCCGGTGATGTTGAGATTGAAGAAGCCGGTGAAGATGAAGCACCACGCACGCGCAGCCTGTCATGGGATGATGCTGTGAAGCAGGTGCCACCAGACATTGCAAAGCTGATGCGAGAACTGCGAACCGACTACACACGCAAGACGCAAGACCTGGCAGAGCAGAAGCGCGAATTCATCAGAGAGCGTCAGGCACTGATGAAGGGCAGGGAGTCACTGACAGACCCTGCAGAAGTGCCAGAGTATGACCCTTTCAATGAAGCCAGCATCACTGCGCGCATTGAACAGGAAGTCAACAGACGCTTGCGTGATGTGCTTGAGCCCGTTGCGTTCTTAGACGGTAAGCCCTTATTTGGAACCCCATTAGAGGCCCGCCTGATGGCCGAGGCGTTAGGGTGCGAAGGTCACCACGCTCACGAAATCAATGGCCGGGCGTTGTATATGCCGTGTGAGAATCACGAGCAGCTCGACCCACTCTTGCCAAACGAATAAATCGCCGTTATATCGACCGTTAGAAACTCCATCTATGTCCGTTATCGAGAAACTAAAAGAGGCTGTCCGGTCTGTCGTTGAGGCAGAGCGCCAAGACCTTTATGCCGAAGCCCGCCTAAATGATGGGCGCGTAATTGCAACCGAAGCCGAAGCCTTCAGCGCCGGCGCCTCCGTTCGCGTATTGAGCGAGGACGGCGAGGCCGCTCCCCTGGAAGCTGGATCGTATGAACTCAGCGATGGCGGAAGCGTCACCGTAGACGAAAGCTCGCAAGTCGTCGAGATGATGGACGACAAGGAGGAGAAGACCGAAGCCGCAGAACACGAAGAGGAGAAGGATGAGATGGCTGCCGTCAAGGCCGCCCTCGTCGACAAGTTCCAAATCTCTCCAGAGGTAGCCGCCGAGATTGTCGAGGTAGTAAAGGAAGCGATGGCCCCCACGGAGGAGGTCGAAGCTGCCGAGCACGAAGAGAAGGAAGAGGAGATGGAGCAAGACAAGAAGAAGGAGGAGATGTCCTCGCAGCTCTCCGATATCACCGACCAGATGACGGTCGCCCTCGAAGCTATCAGCGCACGCCTCGCCAAGTTGGAGGAGGCACCCGCCGCAAGCCCCGACCGCGTCCTTCCCAAGGCCGAGTTTAGTAAAGAAATCAACCCCAACCTCACCGGCGTAGATCGCGCCTTCAACGTTATTTCCCAGTTCTCATGAATCCAGTAAAAAGTAAGAAGTACGACTTCGACATTACGGTGACCGACAACACCTACGCGGGTGAGTTGGCGCTGCCATACGTTACCGCCGCCGTCACCGGTGCGGAGACCATCACCAACAACCGTTGCCGCCTCATCGAGGGCGTCGTAAATAAGGCGGTTATTTCTAACCTCGGCCTGACCGACGTCATCCAAGCCGCCGACTGTGCCGGTACGGATGGGGCGAACACCTCTCTCACCGAGCAGATTGTCACCTTGAACGATTTGATGGTAAAGGAAACCATCTGCCGGAAGACGATGTTCCCAACGTGGATTGCCGCTCAAGGTCGTATGCGCCGGGACGGAAACATCCCGCCTGAGTTCGCTGAGTTCCTCCTTTCTTCTGTAGCCGCTAAAGCTGGACAGAACTTGGAAACGCTTTTGTGGTCAGGCGACGCCGGTGCCGTTTGGGGACTTGGTCTCTTGTCTAACGACGGAGCAATTGACGAGGCAGGTATCGACGCTTCAGCTATGGCCGACTTTACGGAAGCTGTAACCGATGCGACCTTTACTGCTGGCAACATCCTCGCCAATATGGATGTGGTCTTCGCCGGAGCCGCTGCGATTCCCGGAATCTTGGCCAAGCCCGGATGTGGATTCTACATCTCTTACGAGGCGTATGCCTTCTTCCAGCAGGCTCAAGCCGCGCAGAATACCGGAGCCGGATACAACCAGGACCTGAGCGGCGCAAGCTACCTCGGATACCCAGTGTACCCTACCGCAGGTATCGCGAACACGGCAGACGCGATTGCGTTTACTTATCCAGACAACATCGTGGTCGGAACCAATGCCTACACAGGCAACGAGGCCGCCGCTTTGATTCCTGTCTATCAGTACGACGGTAGCGACAACGTGAAAGCCACGATGAACTTCGCTGTCGGTGTTAACGTAGCCGTGCCAACTGACGGCGTGGTAGGATTCGCATTCACCTGATACATGGCTTGTACTATCACCCTCGGCCGCGCGCTGGATTGCAAGGATGCCCTCGGAGGTCTCTCACGGATTTTTTTCGTGAGTGACTTCGCGGACGGACTTGTGACCGCCGCCGGGACGGGTGATGGAACGGCAGGATCGGCAACGGTAGCAACCGCCTCCGGCGAGAGCTTCACCGTCACCGACCTCCCCGCGATGACTGTACTCCAGTACGACCTTCGCCCGGACTTGTCTTCCTTCACCGTTAACGTCCAATCTGACCCAGCTACGGGCGCGTCACTCTTTGAGCAGACGCTGAACGTAGTCCTTCAGAAGAACCAAGAGCAAGACCCCGAACAGATTCGGCTCATCAGCCGCAACCGTTCGCAGATCTTCGTCTTGGACAACAACGATAACGTCTTCCTCTTTGGAGCCACCTACGGGATGGACCTCAATGGGGGAACAATTACCTCGGGCGCCGCTCGGAATGAGATGTCTGGAAGCACCTTGACCTTCGCCGGTCGGGAGCCCGCTCCATACTACCTCCTCGAAGCTACCGCAGGCGTAGGCACTGCCGTCTATCCATTCGACGGGATTACTACACCTGGAAACGTTACCGTCACCACCGGTTGAGTCGTCGTTGACTTTGTGTGTTTTGGGAAGGGCTGCCATTGGCGGCCCTTTCTTATATGCACTATTGAGATGATTCTGGTCTTTAAGAACAATTCGGCGAGCGTATCGAATACGGTCTATATCACGCCCAAGGAAAAGCGGGTTGCGGCAAACGTCGCCGAGTACGGCCCGACGATTCAGGCGCTAGGGATGGAGCTCACTAGCCTCACCACAAATAAGGTGGTCATGGTTAACGCCTCCACCATCGCCGTTACGGACCGGTTTACTACGTTCTCCTTCGCTGCCGATACCGTCGCCGCTGATACGTCTGTCGACCTCAGTGGACCCTCATGGCCCGAAGGGTTCGTTCAGTACCGTATCGTTGAGCGGGCGTCCTCCTCTGACGTTCGGGACATCACCTCCACCGACGTAATCCTAGAGAAGGGATTGGGCTATCTTTCGCGGGGAGCACAGACGGGGATACTACTTACCGAATCCGGGGACTTCCTAACCAAGGAAGACGGCGGGTTACTATTGACAGAAGATGCCACGACAACGACGGAAGCGTACCAAGAAACAACCTACACCAGTCAGCCCGACGCCGCCGAAACTTTCACCTACTATGAGTAAGCACGAGTTCAACGTCTTCGGGTTGCCTACGCACGAGCTCCCGCTCTTTACGGAGAAGATGGGCCGCGACTGGGTCGACTATGGTTTCGACAATCAATACGGCGACTACCTGCGGGACCTGTACCTCGGTTCGAGTATCCAAGCGGCTGTCGTAAACGGGGTTTCGGAGATGATCTACGGCGACGGCCTCGACGCTACCGACAGGGAAGAGAAGCCCGAACAGTGGTTGAAGACGCAGAAGCTCTTGGAGAACTCCGACGAGGACATCATGCGCCAACTGTGCTTCGATTTGAAGCTGTACGGGCAGTGCTATGTGCAGGTCATTTGGAACCGCGTCAGGACGGAGGTGGCAGAGCTCCGGTTCTTGCCTGCCCATACGGTACGGACGGGGATAGCGGACTCTCAAGGGCGCGTCGATTGCTACTATGTGAGTCCCGATTGGAGCCGCATGAGGGAGCCACGTTTCGCACCGGTCAAATACCCCGCACTCGACTTAGAGGACCGCAGCGATGCGGCGGTAGTGTACCAAATCAAGGCGTACCAACCCGGAATTTTCTACTACGGCCTACCCGATTACGTTGGCGCTACCAATTACGTCGAGCTGGACCGGGAGATTAGCTCATTCCACCTCAACAACATCCGCAACGGCCTCTTCCCTTCTATGTTGTTGTCGTTTAACAACGGCGTCCCCACGGATGAAGAGAGGAGAACCATAGAGCGCCATGTGAACGATAAATTCAGCGGATCGGGTAACGCCGGTCGCTTGCTGATTTCGTTTAACGATGGGTCTGATTCCGCTCCACAACTCACCCCCGTCAACCCGAACGATAACGACGGGATGTATGAGTTCCTCGCCAAGGAATGCACCACCAAAATACTGGCAGGCCACCGCGTTACCTCGCCCCTGCTGTTTGGTATCCGTGGCGACGGCTCAGGATTCGGGAATAACGCCGAGGAGTTGCGCGATTCCTTCAGCCTGTTTCAGAATACGGTAATCAAACCCTACCAGCGTACCCTCTTGGACGGGCTCCAGGTCATCTTTAGCGTCAACGGCATCGACCTTGATTTCTACTTCAAGACTTTGAAACCTGCCGACTTTATCGACGTGGAAGCTGTCAAGGTTCAGACGGTAGACGAGCAAGAGAAGGAAGGCGTCGAAGCGGTACCGGGTGTCGATGGCATCGAGCCCGCTATTGTAGACAGCGAAATCGCCGAGAGCGCAGCAGAGGCGGAGGCCAGCTATAACGGAGCGCAGATTGCTGCGGCCCTTGACATCCTTGTAAAGGTCAAGGAGGGCATCCTAACGGCTCGACAGGCGGTGCTGTTCCTTGTTCAGTTCCTCAACTTCGAAGAGGCCGACGCGAAGGCCCTATTCGAGGGGCAGGTTTCTTTGTTCTCTCTGGCATCCGACGAGCTACAGGATACGGTCGCCGATTTGCTCATCTCAATGGGCGAGGACGAGGACGACGAATACGAACTGATAGACGAGCGCAAATACGAAGAAGCCACCGAGGAAAAGCTGGACGCCCTGTGGACGTTTGCGCGGGTGCCTTCGTCTAACCCTGCGGGCAAGAGCGAACAGGACACCGACCTGATAAAGGTCCGCTACAAGTACGCGCCGGAGACATCGGGCAAAGACTCGCGGGAGTTCTGTCGTAAGATGGTTTCTGCGGGGAAGGTGTACCGCAAGGAGGACATCCTCGGAGCCTCTAACCGTGCCGTCAATCCCGGATGGGGACCAGGGGGAGCGAATACCTACGACCTCCTAAAGTACAAAGGGGGCGGATCATGCCGCCATTTCTGGTCTAGACGGACGTACCTGAAGAAGAACAACAAGCGCGTCAGCGTCAACCAAGCGCAGAAGATTATCCGCGCCGCAGGTCCCGATGCGGAACGCCTAAAGCCCCAAGACCCGGAGGTCGCCCAGCGCCCCCGCGATATGGTGAACCGTGGCTTCTTGGAACCCAAAGACTTCACAACCCCTAGATAATGGCGAACCTCATCCTCTTTATCTCGCCTTCGAAGCTCAAGAAGGAGACCGCCCTCGGTGGGTCTGTAGACGACGAAATCCTACAGCCGTACATCCGGCTGGCTCAGGAGATGCACCTGCTCCCGGCATTGGGCCAAAGCCTATACGACGACCTCGTCGCCAAGGTGACCGCGGGAACCATTACCGGAGACGATGAGACACTGATGGACTCCTATATCGCTCCGGCGTTGGTTCAACTGGCGTTCTCTGAGGCGCTTCCTTTTATCCGTGTTCGCATCGTAAACAACGGCGTGACGGTAATGGACTCCGAGCAATCGACCGCGGCCTCCTACGGCGACATGAAACCGCTCATGAACCGCTCTAAAGATTTAGGGCTGTTCCATATCGAGCGCCTCATCGACTACCTAGACAACAACGGCAGCCTGTTTCCGTCATTGGATGCCGAGGGGCCGGGCGAGCTTTGCCGGACAGTGAGGAACTACACGCAAGGGCTCAACGTCTACCCGAATTTTAGGGACGACAAACTCATCCAGCGCATTTTGCGCGATTACGGCATCCGCTATTAATGACAGCCGAAGAGAAACTCGCCGACTATATCCAACAACGAGATGGCAAACAGCAAAATTTCCGAGCTTTCCGAATTGACTACCGTCGCCAACGACGACGTCCTGGCAATCGTGGACGACTCAGCAAGCGAGACGAAGAAGATCAGCTTCGCTAACCTGTCCGCAGGTATTTCCGTAGGCAATGCGACACAGCTCCAATTCACGGGCCTAAACAATACCGGCGCAACGATTACCAAGGGGTCCGCGGTGTATGTCTCCGGGCACACCACAGAGACCCAAGTCGCCGATGCGGACAATACCTCGGCCTCCAGTATGCCGGCGTTTGGTATTGTCGCCGATGACATCCTAAACGGAGCCACCGGGACCATCGTAATCGGTGGAGAGGTAAGCGGAATCAACACGTCTTCGTTCAGTGTCGGGGACGAGCTCTACGTCGGCACGGCGGGAGCCCTGACGGCCACCAAGCCCACGGGCACGGCGCTCATTCAGAAGATTGGAAAGGTCACCAAGGCCGCCGCCGCCGGTGAGCTGCTCGTAACGGGTGCGGGACGGAGTAACGACCTCCCGAATCTCCCCGACGGGAGTATCTGGATTGGCGACTCTTCAGGCGTACCCCAAGACAAGACCCTCACCGCAGGCACGAACGTAACGATTACCGAAGACGCCACGACGGTAACGATTGCGGCGACGGGAGCGGGCGGGGCTTCTGATCTTGACGACTTGACGGACGTCACCATCACCGGCACCCCAGGGGCTGGAGAGGTGCTCATCAATAACGCCACGACGGGACAGTTTGTGAACTCCACCCTAACGGCGGGAACGAATGTAACCATCACCGAGGCCGACGGAAGCATCACCATCGCCTCTACGGGTGGAGGTGCTGCCGACCTTGACGACCTCACCGACGTCACGATAACGGGCACCCCCGGCAACGGCGAGCTGCTCATTGCTGAAACGAGCGGCACCTTCGTAAACACCACCCTAACGGCTGGGCCTTCGGGTTTTGTGCGCATCACCAACGCAAGCGGACAAATAACCATCGGAGCCGGCGACGGTACCGAGGTGGAGTATCTGGTTCGTTCTACAGCGGTATCGACGGCAGGCGATGTCGAAGGAAACATCGTAAAGTTCGGCACGACGACAGGCATGACCGCCGGCGACGTGTACGTCTGGAACGGCACGAATTGGGTCCAGGTAGACGGCGACGCCGACACTACTACGAAGGGATTGATGGGCGTGGCCCTTGGTGCCAGCTCTGCCGACGATGGGCTTTTGACTCACGGCGTAGCGTACCTCTCGCACGATCCCGGCGCGGCAGGAGACATCTTGTATGTGGACACGGTTACGGCGGGATATTTGACGGCTACACAACCGAGCGCCACGGGCGACTTCGTAAGGGTGGCGGGGTACTGCCTCGCCGATAACAAGGTCTTCTTCTCACCCTCTCAAGACTTCATTGAAATTGGCTGAGATTAGTAAAATTTCCGGCGTCGCTATTGGTGATGTGGCGAAGGTGGACGCGGTCCTTAAGGCTGATATTGCGAATATCAACGGGTTGACGGTTCCAAGTGCGGTTCCTGTTGGTACACCTGCGGCGGCATATTCTGTGCGCCTGTTAGACAGTGCTGTCGGGGTTCCTACATATACCGGGGACTGTATGCGAGTCCGCCGTGACTCAGACAACACCGAGCAGGATATTGGCTTTGACGGTAATGGAGACCTCGACACAGCAGCCATCGCAACCTTTGTCGGAAGCGGAAACAACGGATACATCCGTTATTGGTACGACCAGTCTGGAAACGCAGTAGACGCAGGGCAAAGCACGGCAGGCAGCCAGCCCAAAATTTACGACAGTAGCACGGGCATTATTGAGGAGGGAAGCGCAGGAAACGAAAAACCGGCGCTAGACATACGC